GGGGTCAAGTATCCCCAATGGCGTTCCCGCAGCAGGTACTAGCGTGACTTCCGGTTCAGGTAATCAGTCTGTTCGTGACAGTATTAAGGAAGCTATCCGTCTCAACTCTTGATATAGGGGGCCATAATGGCTGTTCCAAATCTTTCTGAAATCATTACTACGACGATTGAAAATCGGTCCAAGACTTTGGCCGATAACGTCTCGAAGTCCCATGTTCTGCTTGACCGTCTTGAACGGAAGGGTAAGGCTAAGCCTGCCGATGGTGGCCGTACTATCGTGCAGGAACTCGAATTTGCCGAAAACGGCACGTTCGGTTGGTACTCGGGCTATGATCCGATTAACATTTCCCCGCAGGAAGTTTTCTCAGCGGCGGAGTACAACTGGAAGCAGGCGGCTGTTGCCATTAGTATCTCCGGCCTTGAGCAGCTTATGAACTCCGGCGAGGAACAGTTCATCGACCTTCTCACTTCGCGTATTGAAAACGCGGAACGCACCATGAAGAACCAGATGGGGCAGGCAGTATACGGCGACGGTACTGCCGCAGGTGGTAAGGCCATCGGCGGCTTGCAGTTGCTCGTTGCGGACTCTCCCACCACTGGCACTATCGGTAATATTAACCGTGCTAACTGGTCGTTCTGGCGCAATCAGGCGTTCGGCGCTGTCGCCGACTTTGGCGGCGCAATGTCGTCTACTAATGCTATCTCGTACATGAACCGGGCGTGGATGACGTTGGTACGCGGTACTGAAAAGCCGGACCTTATCGTCACGGATAACACGTACTACCGCAACTATTGGGAAGCTCTTATTCCGAACCAGCGCTTTATGTCTGCGGATATGGCGCAGGCCGGTTTCGAGAGCCTCAAGTACCAGTCGGCGGACGTTGTGTTTGACGGCGGTATTGGTGGCGGCTGTCCGCCGAACCATATGTACTTCCTTAACACGGATTACATCTATCTCCGCCATCACCCGAAGCGCCGTTACGTCGCGCTGGGCGAAAAGCAGCGTTTCTCGACTAACCAAGACGCCATGGTGCAGTTGCTTGGTTGGGCGGGTAACATGACCCTTTCCGCCGGTATGATGCAGGGTCTTATCAAGGCCTAAGCGGAATACTTTAGTAGGGGCGGGCATTCGGCCCGCCCTGAACAAACTCAGGAGTTAGTAATGGCTTTTAAGACTTCATACAATTCCGCCCTCGGCATTCCCGACATTGCTCCGGCAACTGTGGACGCCGTTGCGCGGTATCCGGTTGGTACGACTATCAAGGCGTACGATGACACGCTTGGCGAGGGTGAATTTATTTACCTCCCCGGCGTTGCCAGTACTGTTGCGGGCGATTTGATCGAGTACGACCTTACCCCGGCTGCGCAGGCTACTGTTCGCGGTAGTAACGCTACTTCATCCAATGCTGGCCGTCCGGTCGCGTTCGCCATGGGTGCTACTGTGGCGAATACGTTTGGCTGGTACCAGATCGGTGGATTGGCAGTAGTTAATGCTGTCGCTGCCACTGCCGCTGGTGCAATGTACGCAAGTGCCACTGCGGGTAGCATTAGCAGCACCCTTGACGCGGGCGATCAGATTTTGAACGCGCGTATTAGTTCCGGCGTCGGTACTCCGTCCGCTGGTAAGTGCTATGCGACGATCAATCGCCCCTTCAAGCAGGGCAACATTACCTAACACCGTGTGGGGTGGGTGCGCTGGTACGTCTATCCTTGTACGTGCCAGCGCACTTCGCTTTAAAGGAGAAGCAACGTGTACGACCTCGACCCTCAATACAAAACCGAAGATGGTGCTGCGCTACGCATTTGGCGCGATGCTGTCCAGAATAACTATCAGACTGAACAGCAGGGACGCCCCATCTTTGACGAAGCTATCTACGTCGAGGTTATTACTCCGGGTTCGCAAAGCTCTATTCCCGTATTCGAAGTAAAGCGCATCTATCACGAAAGCGCGGGTATTGATCCGACTACGAGCGAGCAGTACAAGCAGTACAAGAAGTTCGTTGACGCATTCGAAAGCGATGAGAGCGCTGGCGGCGCTATGACCGGAACGCCTTTAAAGGAATGGCCGGAACTTAGCCGCTCCATGATCGCCGCGCTGCGCGCACAACAGATTTATACGGTGGAAGCACTGGCGGGTTTGCCTGATACTGCGCTTCCGCTCGTTGGCCCCGATGGACGTACTTGGCGCTCGAAAGCGCAGGCGTACTTGGACTTCGCGGCTAACGCCGGGACCGCTACCGCGAAGGCGGCAGAGAACGAGCGCCTTAAGGAAGACTTGGCCGCTGCCAATGGCACGATTGCCAGCCTAGCGGCCCGTTTGGACGCGCTGGAGGCCAACAAGGGTAGCCTGTCGGCCATCGACCTCTCCCCGGCCCCTGAGGCCCCTGAGGCCGTTGTGGCGGTCGCTGAGCCGGCCCCCGCTGCGGGCGATGGTCTGGTCCTCGCCGGGTCTACCAAATCGACGCCAGCCAAGGCCGCTAAGGCCGCTACTGGCGCTATCATCTAAGTACTAGGGGGCGGTTATGACACTACTAACTCTGTGCCAAAAGGTTGCGGATGAAACGGGTTTTAACCGCCCTTCCTCTATCGTTACGGCGACGGATCAGCTTGCTAGGCAACTACTAGCACTGGCAAACGAGACAATTGCTGAATTATGCGAAGACCATGACTGGCCCGCACTTCGCGTTCCAGCCACTATCAATACGGTGAATGGCCAAGCTAGCTATACGTTTCCATCGGATTACGCACGGTTAGTGCCAGAAGCTTTGTGGGATAACGGCGCAAATACTCCATTGCGAGGCGCAGAGAGTGCGACGGAATGGAGTGTGCCTAGTACGTACCTATACCCGGTTTACGGCCATCGCTTCCGCATCTTCCAGACACCTTTAAAGCTATTCATTGATCCAGTTCCAGTCAGTGTGCAAGCATTGTACTATGAGTACATTACGTCTAAGCCCGTTGTGCAGGATGATGGAACGGCTTCTACTGAATTTACGCGTGACACCGATACGTCTAAAGTCTCGGAGCGTCTAGTACGCATGGGCCTCAAATGGCGTATTAAGCACGCCAAAGGCATGGACTATGCGGAAGATTTTAACAAGTACGAGAAGTCGCGTAAGGATATGTATTCCAAGGCACTGGCACTTGGCAGCATCCCGATTTCGTCCCGGCCTAGCTCGGAACTGACTGAACCTTATGTACCTACGCAGGGATTTGGTTGATGGATTTCTTTAAAGTAAATCGCGCCAGAAAGTCTATGCCGTTCACCATGCCCGCCCCTGTTGGCGGGTTGAATGGTAGGGATGGCTTGGCGGATATGCCCGCTAAGGACGCATTCGTACTTGATAACTGGATACCCAATAATACAACGGTAGATACTCGCGGTGGGTCTGCCAACTGGGTTACTGGCGTCGGTGCGCCGGTAGAGAGTCTTGAAGTGTTTGCCGGGGGTGCCGCGTCCAAATTGCTAGCTTTCGGCAATGGCTCAGTATACGATGTTAGCCTTACTGGTGCGCTCGGCGCGGCAATCAAAAGTGGCCGTGTAGGCAATAAAGTAAGTAGCTGCATGTTTTCCAATGCTGGTGCGCAATACCTTATGGGCTGCACAGGATCGGACGTAATGTTTGCGTACGATGGCACTACTTGGACAGATACAACCATTACTGGCCTTACAGGCCTAGCGACTACACTTACTGGTGTGTTTGCCTTTAAAGGCCAGCGTTTGTTCCTTGTGCAGAAAAACCAGCTTGGTTTTTACTATCTAGGCGTGGGTGCTATTCAAGGTGCCGCCGCATACTTCGATTTGTCACAGGTCTGCCGAAGGGGCGGATACTTAATCGGTATTGCCAGCTATTCGGCTGAAAGTTCAGGTAGTACCCCTGCCGACTACGTAGTCTTTATGACTAGTGAAGGTGAGTATGTAGTATACACTGGTACGGACCCTTCAAATGCGGCAACATGGGCGCTTGTAGGCCGCTACTATTCCTCCCCGCCGATTGGGCGCAAAGGCTGGTTTAACTTCCGCTCGGACCTTTTCATTATATGCGATGAAGGTATTATTGCCTTCTCGGAGATACGTACCAACGGTGAGAGCGGTAAAGACATTGAATATGTGTCTGCCAAGCTAGGTACGGCTCTTGCTCAGTACATGGTAAACAATGCAACGCATGGCTGGTCAGGTATTAGCTATCCGCGCGGCAATCTATTAATTGTTAATGTACCTACAGCGGCCACTACAGCAGGCGAGTACGTACAGTTTGCAATGAATACCGATACTAACGCATGGTGCCGTTTCACTAAGTGGAATGGACTATGCTTTGCGGTTTTCAATAGGCGTTTGTTTTTTGGTACTAGCGACGGTAGGATTGTACTCGCTGACGAGGGCAATAAAGACCTATCGCTAGACATTATATGCGATGCGCGTCAAGCTTTCAATTACTTTGATGACGGGCACGGAAGCGGCGATGCGGATAAGCACTTCCACTTTGCTACATTCATTGTACAGGCGGATGGTACGCCAGCGCTTGCATCGTCCCTATGCGTGAACTGGGAAGACGATCAGCCAACGCTAACAACTACAGGACTAGATGCGTCTGGCGCGCAATGGGACGTATCATCATGGGACGTTACCGATTGGGCGGGTTCGGGTGCTACTCAGCAGCTTACAGTACCTTACGGTAAGATTGGATACGTGGCGTCGCCATGGCTACGCGCGTCAACATTGGGAAGTGGTTTAAAGTGGTTTGCAACGCGCGTTGTAGCTGAAAAGCTAAACGGCCTCATTTTGTCGAGTTAGTATATGTTAGCAGTACCCGCAGGGAAACTAACGGAACACGTAGGTAAGTATCTAAAAGATCGCCTAGATATTGACCTTGAGCCGGGGCGCTTTGAGGCCATTATTGTCGTTAATGACAAGGGCGATACTGTAGCAGCTATTGCATTCCAGAACTACTTGCCGAAGTGTAGAAGCGTAGAGCTAAGTGTAGTGTCGGAGACAGGCGTTGCTTGGCGACCTCATGTATGCAGAGCTATTGCCAATTACGTGTTTGTGCAAATGGGTTGCATACGTGCAACATGCGCAACAACTAAGAAAAACTATAAAGCACGGAATTTTTTGACGCACCTAGGATTTGAACTTGAGGGGCGGTTAAAGCGAGGATATGACGGCACGAATGACGCGCTGATTTACGGCTTATTGGCCGAAAACTGCCGTTTTCTTGCTGATGATAGCGGGGAAAGCTAATGAGTGGCGGTTCATCACAGAAGCCAGTAACTCCGGACCCAACGGCTACTGCGCAGGCGCAAGCCGGGTACAACAAAGATGCAGCAATATCTCAGGCATACTTGGATCGTGTAAACCAAGTATCCCCTACTGGCTCTACTACATGGACCGTAACGGGTACTAACCCGGACGGTACCCCCAAGTTTACGGAAACTACTGCGCTAACTCCTGAAATGCAGGCGATCAATGAGGGTATCCAAAAGCTAGCTGGTAAGGCGGTCGATAATGCGGGGCAGGCGGTTAATACCCCGCTTAACTTCGATAATGCGCCCAAACAAATTACTAACGTAGGTAGCGACCTCCCCGGATTGCAATATAAGGGTGGAGACATTGGCCCGCTCGCTACGGACTTTGCGCGTAGTAGCTACGGAAGGGTAAGCCCGACTGCGGGCGGCAATATCCAGAATGGTCTGGATTTTAGCAGTGCGCCGAAGCTTGCTGCATATGATGATTTTGGTAACGATGCTAATAAGTATCGTGACACTGTGTACTCAAAGTTGGCTTCGCGGCTAGACCCACAGTACAACCAGAGTGAAGCCGATATGCGTGCCCGACTGGCAGCGCAAGGCATATCGGAAAACTCCGATGCATACCGGCGTGAATTGGACAACTTCAATCGCGCGAAGACTGACGCGTACGAACAAGCGAATATGGACGCGTATACGCAAGGTTCAGCAGAGCAGTCGCGTCTGTTTGGTCTGTCTAAAGCGGCCCGCGATACTATTACTGGTGAGATGACTACGCAGGGCAACTTTGCCAATAACGCGCAGGGTCAGCGTTTCGACCAGTACAATGCGGCACAGCAGACTAATAACGCTGCGCAGGCAAGCCAAGAACAGGCTGCACTTGCAGCGGCTAATTTGGCTAATCAGGCTGAAACTACTAAGTTTAATCAGCAAATGTCCAACGCGCAGTTTAACAACGAGACGCAAGCGCAGGGCTTCAACCAAGAAGCCGCTAACGCCGCTCTTAATAATTCGGGGCGTACGCAAGCTATTAACGAGACGATGGCGCTGCACGAAACACCTATTCAGGACGTTGCAGCACTCACTGGTAATAGTACTTCAGTTAGCCAAGCGCCGCAGTTCCAACCCGTTGCACAAGTAGGTGTAGCCGCACCTGATTACAGTAACTTAGTTGAGAACCAGTACAATCAGCAAGTCGCCATGTACAACCAAGAACAGCAGAACAAAGGCTCTGCGCTTGGTGGTATATTTGGCGCTGTTGGTAAGCTCGGCGGCGCAATTGCTGCATCGGATAAGCGCTCTAAGTACGACATTACTCCAATCGGCAGGCTAGCTAACGGCCTTCGTACTTATACCTTTAAATACATCGGTTCACGCATTCCGCAGTTTGGCGTAATGGCGCAAGAGGTTTTTGATATTATGCCGGAAGCTGTAGTTATTAGAAAGGACGGTCTAATGATGGTTGACTATTCCAAGGTGTACGCATGAGGAGGTATTCGCCCCCGGTGATACCTGCTATTGCGCAGGCGTACCAGAATGATCCACGTACTAAGGCTGCACTGGACCTTATGGCCACCAGTACTGCCCCTGTTGCTACGGGTGGTTGGGGTATTGCGGAAGGCATTGCACGCGCACTGTCTGGTATTGGTGGCGGTCTAATCGAGCGCAGCCAGAACAAGCGCTATGGCGAGGACGAGCAAGACTTGCTCAAATCCCGCGCTAAGGACATACCTAGCGAGATTGCGCGCAGGCTATCTAATCAGAGCGCCGATGCTACCGGGCCTGTACAGTTCAGCCCCGGCGCGCTTAGCCCTAATATGGGGCGGTGGAGCGGGCAACCGGGTGGTTCCAGCTTCAACCTTCCCGAGTGGGCAAAGCCGCAGCAAAGCACTATGCCGCTACGTGGCGACCCCAACGGCGACCATGAAGGCATGGGGGGTAGCGGGCCGAACCCTAACCTAGTTAATACTAGTACTCTTCCGGGTGCGCCAGTTGCCAACAATACTGGTCTACAGCCGGGAGCTATCCCTAACGCCAGCTATACTCCCCCGTCTACCCCTAGCCCACAGGGGGTAGCTTCTTTCACAGACCCTTTAGCCGGAAGAGGCCGTATTACGTCTAAATACGGCCAAAGGCGCGCTCCTATTGCGGGCGCGTCTACTTTCCATAATGGCGTTGATATGGCTGCACCTAAGGGCACTCCGGTACTCGCAGCGGGTGACGGCAGAGTAGTGCAGGCTTGGGACGATACTACGCATGGTGGCGGCAATTCCATCATCCTGCAACATGCTGATGGCACTAAAACAGGCTATGCCCACTTATCGCAAATTGGCGTTAAGCCGGGTGATATAGTACAAGCGGGTCAACCCATTGGTGCAGTTGGTGCTACTGGCAGGGCTACTGGCCCCCATCTGCACTTTACAGTCCGTGATGCGCGTGGTCGCAGGATTGATCCTAGTACTGTTAACTTGTCGGGTAAGCCTTCGGCTATAGGAAATGTACCGCTTGAAAACGTAGCGCCTGAAAGCGCAACTATTCAAGTTGCTGGTGCAGCCACTACCGGCCCGCAGCAGGTCCAGCTTCCAGATGTTCCCGATCCAGTGCAGAAACCTACGGCTCCTGATGTAGTACCGGCTACTCAGTCTGAGCGGCTGTTGAATGCGTACAGGATGATTAGGCGCGCTAATCGGTACGAAGCTGCCGATGCGCAAACTATGCTTGATAAGGGTCTAGGCGAACAGTCAGACTACAATGAAGCGTACGCAACGCGTAAGCAGCATGTGGCCGACCGCCAGTACGAACTGGGTATGGAAGGTTATAATCAGGACCGTTCAGCGCGCACTACATCTGCTTTAAGTGCTCGCAATACTAATCTCGAACAGCGCCAGACATATAATAATACTCACCAGATAAATACTGAACAGAATGCGTTTACTACGCAGCGTGACGCCAAGCTTAACGACTACGATATGGCAAAGGCTCGGTTCCAGTCACGCGTAGAGTACGGCTTGCATAAGCTTGATAACGATGCAGCTTGGCAGCGAACTAAGGCGGAAATCGACTCCCGGCGCGCTACTGCGGAAGACAAACAGGCGGCTTTGCGAGACGGGTTTTTCAATACTCGTGCCGGGCGCGATATGCGTACTGCGTACGAGACTGCGCAGGATCAGGAAAGTACTGTTAATGGACAGCTTGATGCGTTCATAAACGCCAACAAGCAAGTAGCTACTGGCGGTACTATCAATAATGGCCTTAACGGTTTGCGGCGCTATGGCAACCCCAATTTGCAGGCTATGGAAGGGGTAACTTCATCGCTCGGTATAGCGGCAACTACTGCTTTAAAGGGTTCTATTTCGGACAAGGAAGAGAAGCTAGCTCGCGATACGGTCCCGCATACGGGTAATACTCTTGCTGAAAACCAGCGCCGCGCGGATTGGATGCGCGCTGCATTTGCGCGTAAAAGCGAGTTTCATGGTCACGCCATTGACGCCATGATACAGGGATCTAATGCGTACAATACTTTCCGACACCAGTGGGATGCATTTCGCAACTCTCATACTGTGGGAGATGGCGTAACATACGATGCATGGCTTGCTAATCGCCCTCGTTTTGATGCCTCTGGTAGACGAGTAAACTAATGCCCCTACAGCAAATGCCAAATGGTGAGTTTGTTGACATTGCGGACGGTACTCCCCCGCAGGTGGTGGCACGCATACGTTCGCAGTATATGCGAAAGCCGTCTAGTTCTGCGCCTAGCAAGCCTCAGGCCACACAGCCGCAGGCGCACGGCGATAACGGTATTTTGCAACAGGCCATAGAAACACTCCCCTTTGCTGGCATCCCAGTAATGGCACTAGGTCCGCGTAATATCAAGCGAGCCGCAGAACGCGGGCTGACGTACAATCTGGCCGATCCTATTTCATCTGCTTTAAAGGCAGGCATTTCAGCACTACACGGTAAATCGTTTAGCGACGAATATACGCGTAATCAAGCTAACGCACATGCTCAGGTATCGCAAGACGCGTCTGATAACCCAGATAGTACGGCTTTGGCGGAACTTGGCGGTGCTATATTTTCGCCAACGCCTAAACTCGGTGCGGCTTCTAAAATAGCTACACTCGCCCCCGGTATTGCGAAAGCTATAAGTGCCGTTAAAGCGACTCATGGCGGTGAGGTTGCAGCGCGTGCATTAAGTGGTGCTGTAGGTACTGCCGTTCGTACTGGCGCTAAGCAAGGTGCCATGACTGGTCTAGGTAATAGTATAGACAAGAACGACTTGCAGCACCTACCTGCCAATGTAATAGATAGTGCTGTCAATGGCGCGGCTCTCTCTGGCGTACTAGGTGGCGGTACTGCGGCAGTGAATAAAATACGTCACGTAATGGCAGATAGAGCGCCCGGTGCAGCTATACGGGTGGCGGCTAATAAAGTTGACGATATGCTTAGCAATGCGCGCGATGCGACTGGTGCTAAGTACACGCCAGATAGTGCTAAGGCGGATATTGCCGCTACTGCGAAGAATGGCGCATCGCCTATGCTGGCGGACCTCTCGCCGGAGCTTAACCGGGTGGCTGGCAGGCTCGCCAGAGAGCCGGGGAACCCGGCAGCGAATGACCTTGTGCAAGCTGGTGAGGACCGCGCAGCGGGCCTCATGGGGCGCGTTCAGGCTAAGATTGACCAATTGACCGGCAAGCTGCCTAAGGACGCCTACG